GCCAGCTCATTGTCCCCCCGCGTGCCAATAAGGTCTTGGACTCTTTTCAGTTCGGCTTTATACGCCTGCAGCGCTGCCGTGGTCTGAGGGATGTCCTGCTTCAGCTTGTCGAAGAAGGCCAGGCCCATGGAAGAGCGGCCACTGATTTCGTTGCCTTGTCCAGTGAGCCCACTGCCGTAGAGCTTCCTGAGCGCTTCAAACTGCGCAAAGGTGGACTTGAGCAGTTTGTCTTGCCCTGCCTGAGCGCCTTGGATGTAGTTCTGAAAGCGGTCGTCAACTGAATCAATGTTGGCGGCGAGGGTGCGGAACGCCTTGATCTGCTCCTGCAAGCCGGACGTTGTTTTCGCTAGCCCTGCTTCGCCCTTTGATAAGGCGTTGTAGAAGACGCGTGCCTTCTCGGCAGCTTCTATGAAAGTCTTGGCTAGATCGTTTCCGTTTCCTGGAGAGCTGATGCTGCGGAACACACCGCCAAGCGAAGCAACCGATCGCTTGATCTGGTCAACGGTGCGGAGCGTGCGCTCCAGGTTGGCTGCCTTGTTCAGGTCGGGCAGCGAGATGCGGGTGGCGGCATCCAGTGCTCGGAGCCGACCGCCCAGTCGGTCCAGCGCTCTCTCGGCGTCCTGGACGGTGGCAGTGACCCTGATGTTCTGGATGTAGTCAGCCAAGAACCCAGGCCCTAACAGCGTGGCACCAGTCTAGGCGGGCGGGTAAGGCGTAACCTATGTGGGTGCTCCAGCGGGTTCGCAGCCCCTGGAGCGTGACCAACTCAACCGTAATGAGCTGATGACAAAGCCTAGACCGCTGCCTCCTCAGGAGGTGCTTGAAGAGCTGTTTGTCTACGACCCGGTAACCGGGGTGCTCTCTTACCGACGACAGCCGAGCAAGTATTCCACTACTCAGGCCGGTATGCCTGCTGGCACCGTTCACTCCAGCGGCTACTTAGTGGTGACAGTTAGCCGGACCACCTACCGAGTCCACCGCATTATCTGGAAGTTGATGACTGGAGCGGAGCCTCCTGAACTCATTGACCACAAGAACCGGGACAGATCAGATAACAGGTGGACCAACCTGCGCGCCGCCGAGGCTTGGCAGAACCTAGGGAATAGGCGGGCGCCTAAAGGGGGTGTTACCCCTGGACGGCGGAAAGGCAGCTGGAAGGCGCAGTTTGGTGGTAGCTCAATGACGTTCTCTACAAAAGAGGAGGCCCACCAGGCTTACGTCCAGTGGCACCTCCAACGGTTTGGCGAGTTCTCTATCTACGCCGTTGGGCTTTCTTCATAGCCTGATCCTGTTGGTCATTTAAGTAACCATAGTAACTCGACCAAAGTAACAATTCTTCTTGAGTGATTTCTGCCCAGAGCCGGGTAAGGGTGTAACCCAGCTCTTTGGCTACTGCCAGCGATAGCAGTAGCCATTGATCTTTCTCAAGCTCCTTTTGCAGTGCTTTTGGGCTCCAGCGGCTCGCCCTCTTCCTCCTGGAGGATGCTGAGCATCAGTTTCTGGAGATCGGAGTCGCGGACTTCGTGCTTCAGCTCAGCCAGGTCGGAGGGCTGGAACAGGCGCTGCCCGCCGTCGTCGAGGGCTTTATCCACCAGCAGCTGCAGGGCAAAGGCGTTGGCGTCGTCGCCTTTGGCGGTGCGCTGGGCTTTGTCACGCTCAGCCATGGTCAGCGGGCGGGCGTAGAAACTGAAGACGGTGCCGTCGTGCAGCTCCACGTCCTTACGGGACGGCACCAGGTTGGCGGCGTTCTTCAGGCGGTCGATGGCGCGGATGGCTGATGCCATGCAACAAGCAATGCGTTACTTGGTTAAGTATAGGTGTCGCGCTGCTAAAAAGCCCCCACCCGAAGGCAGGGGCTGAGTTCCTTCAACCACGATCCGAGGATCGGGTCCGTTCTATCAGGCGAGGCTGAGGTTGAACAGGTGGCTGGGGGGACCAGACAGGCTGAAGTTGATCGACGCCACGATCGCGTCGGAGGTGTTCACCGAGATGGAGAAACCCTCCAGCGAGACGGGTGCCTCGATGTAGGAGGAGGCGGTGTCGTCCATGACGCCACCAGCGCCTTCGATCGCGCTCACATACAGCTTCACCGTGGCGCCAGCCTGGGACTTCAGCAGCGAGTTGGCGATCAGACGGCTGCTCAGGCTGGTGTTGTCACCAGAGAACAGGACACTCATCGAACCCGAACCGCTGGCGTAACCAGGGATGGTGGTACGGAAGCTGGCGTACTTGTCAGCTTCGCCACCAGTGCTACAAGGTAAAGTTGTAATGTCAATACTTTCGCGTGAAAAATCTAAGCTCCATTCCTGAACCATACAGGTAACGCTATACTCAGCGTACCCAATGTTGATGTGCCCAGTTGTATTTTCCCGAGCAGTGGTCAGCGTCGCAGTACCGCTGAAAGCAGTACCAGGAGCTGTCTTGTCGATCGCATCGCCAGAAGCGTTGCGACCGCCGCTCAGGGCGATGGTGCCGGCGCCAGTGGTGTAGCCCTTGCCCGCCGAGGTGACCGTGACGGCACCGGCGTTCAGAGCACCGCCGGCGGGGACAACCACCGTGGCGCGGGCGCTGGACTCGCTGGTGGCAGAAGAGCCGACCCCGATCGTCTGCACCAGGCGGACATCGGTATAGGTGCCAGGGGTGTAGCCCACACCGGCAGTGGCGGCAGCCAGAGACCCCACGCCAGAGCCAGCTTGACCGCCTGCACCGGCAAGGGTGATCGGCACGCCGCCTTTGGTGGCGGACACAGCGATGGCGGTCTTGTTGGTGTCAACGACGAAGTACTTCGTGTTGGCAGTCAGCGCGGTGTCGAGCACACCAGCACCTTCAACCTTGAACACCACAGGGTCGCCCATGCGGTAATCGTGGTTGCCAGGCACCGTGATGTAGCGACCGGATGGGAAGTCGGTTGCGTCGGACAGGCAGAACTGAACACCTGCAGGCTTGAAGGTGATCAGACCATCGGAGCCCGTGAGGGCAGTGGTTTGGCAGTTGACGGCCACTTAGGGGACCTCAGAGAAACGACAGGCGGGGGCGTCTGTACCGCCAGCGGGGGCTCTGGCTGCTCTAACTGTAGGCGGCTTGGAAACCGCAGCTCAGCCGTGTCAGCTGGTGGGGTCTGCCGTCCAGGGAGGTAAAGGTGGGTCCGTTGATCTCGTTGATGCGCCCGCTCACTACATCGGGTGTGGTGGTGTCGAGGTGGAGGGGGAGGTTGTTCAGCGCGAAAGTCACCACGCTGGCGATCTCCTGGGCGCGACCAGGCCCGCGACCCTTAGGGGTGTAGATCTCCACCACCAGGGAGCCACGGATTCGCTCCACCGGTCCGCAAAAGGTTGGCTCAGTGGTCGGACCGAAGTTCACCCGCATCAGCACGAACTCAGACTCCGCGTCGTTATCGACGTAGGTCTGGTTGTCGGTGAAGACAGGGATGGTGGCGTCGTAGGTGGTGAGACCGTCCTCGACGGGCTGCTCAAAGAAGCGGCGAACAGCTTGCAGGGTCATCGGAACGCTTTGAAGAACTCAGAGTCCACCGCAGTCTTGTTCAGCCGCAGCAGCTCCCCGCCTTCCACCAAGTTGGTGTACCAGTCCTGGTCGGCGGTGGAGCGGAGCCGCTCGTAGCGGTACGTGCCCGTGGCATCAGGGACCAGGTCCATGGCGATGGCGCGGTACTCCATGGAGTTGCCGATCGTGTAGCCCTTGCGCAGATCGGGCGGAGGGATGATGGGCTCGGTGTACACCAACTCGCTGGAGCCGTCAGGACTGCCCTTTGGTCCTCGGGTGGTGGCGGGAATGTCCACGTTGCCCAGCCTCACTTCCCAGGCATTGGCGAAGTAGCCATCCCAGTAGGGACCGTGGAACTGCAGCGTGCGCACGGTGCTGTCAGCCAACTCGACCATGGCGTTGCGGGTGGCTTCCCGTGCTTTGCGCATCGTGAAGTCCTTGAGGCTGCCCTGGCGCTTTGCCATTACTGCGGCCTCGCTACGCAGGCAAACAGCACCGGGTTGTCGCCGCGGAAGGTGACCGGGTTGATCACCTTGGCGTGGACGGTAGTGCCGTCCTGCTGGTACTCGAAGCTGTCGGCCGTCGTTATGTAATGGTTGGCGATCTGCGCGGGGTCGATGAAGATCTTCACGTCGGTGGCTTGGTACAGCCCCTGGTACTCCTCGGGGTTGATCTTGGTGATCACCACCTTCACGGGTGTGCGGGTGGTGGAGTCCGTGATGTTGCCGGTGGCGGGGTCGTAGGTGCCGGGGCCGCCGCTGGCCACGAAGGTGGCGTCGAGCCCCCACTCCTGAATCATGGGGCCGGGAATGGGGCCGAAAACGGTGTCTACGCGGCTCAAGAGCGGACCCTCCGAATCAGGTTGCTACTGCCGGTGTTGGTCAGAAAGCAGCCGACTATCTCCTTGAGCCAGGGGAAGCGCTGCAGCACCAGCGGACCTTTGGCAGTTGGGGCTGTTGCGGTGGCGGTGGCACCTGAACCACGGGGATCGAAGTATTCGACCTCCAGGGCGTCCAGCTTCTGGCGTTTCACGGGTCCCAGGGCTGCCGTGGCGGCAGCGCCGCCGATCAGCGCAGTGGGGTTGGAATGTAAGGCAAGCGCAAGTTCGCTGACGGCGCGGGTGTAGGAGGCGTCGAAGGTGTTGCCGCAGCAGTCCGCCGTGGGGTTCCAGCACAGTTGACCCAGCCAGGTCTGGGCTTCGGTCAAGGAGATGGCCTGGTCGGGTGCGCTAATCGCAAGCCATTGCGCATTTCGCGGGGTGGTGGCGAAGTAGGCCGCCGCCATCGCGTCGGTGATGAGAGGAAGCGTCATCAGATCGGAATGGCGAGAACGTCGTAACCCTTGCGGCGCAGGCTGCGGCGGACCTCCCGGACATGCTCGGGAGCCACGTCGATCACCGGGATGTGCGCAGGCGGGCGCTGGTGTGGCGGAATCTCCTCCCGCTGTTCGATGTACAGGCGAATGGCTCCCATCACATCGGTCTCAGCAGCCTCCTCAATGTAGGTCGCCCACAATGGGGTGACCCCGTTACTCCAACCGTGGCCTCCAAGAAAACTGCTGCCACCAAGGTGGCCCCCACCATCAGTCCTGACCCCGATACCCAGGACGACGGCGGGCAGACCGCACCGCTGCCTGCTATCGACATCGCCGACCCTCCTGCCGAGGACGCCCCGGTGACCGACACTCCGGTGGAGACCGTGGATGTGTTCGTGGCTGAGGTGCAGGACGCCCCGCCTTCGAGCATCACCATTGCCGTCGGCACCGCTGGCTACTACACCGGTGCTCGCCCTGCGGAAACCCTGGCGCAGTACAACACCCGCTTGGGCGCGGTGGCTGACACCTTTGGTGACCTGGGTTGGATCCTGGGGACCAAGCCCAAGGTCTGAGCCAATAAAAAGGGGCCCTTTGCGGGGCCCCGAACATTCCACCGAAACCGTAGCTCAGGGATTGACAGCGAACGGAGTGTTCACTGTCATCTTCACGATGGGGATCTGGCGGTGGTCGTACTTCAGCGCCCAGGAGCCAGCGGTAGACAACACGGTGTTGTCCGGGTTATCTACGCCGGTGTAGGAAACGCCATCGATGTGCAGCAGCTGGTGGTAATCGCAAGAAGCGATGTCCTGCTTGCTGAGGATCGAACGCTCGTACTCCACGCGGAAGTCCTGCT